ACCGTCTGATCAAAATGAACAGGCACCGTCTGATCAAAATGAACAGATCGATCTGATCAAAATGATCAAATCTACATACATATATAACTACGTCATAAATAACCTTTACATATTATCTTATTATTAATAAAGGGAAATATGAAAAGTTATCCACAGAGGGGTACGGAGAAAGAGCTGCTGCTTAATAACAGTGGTTATTTTTTTTGCCCAAAAGTATCTTATTACATATTTATTTTTGAAAACGAGTGACACTTTAAACTTCTTTGTTAATGGTTCGGTGTAAGGATAACCCAGCTTAAGAAAAAAAGGAGCTAAAGCAAATTGAATAAGCAAGAACGTAGAGCAGTATTAAGCCGATTAAAGCCAGCCACTTGGTATGCCTTTTGCCAAATGGAGAGTATGCACGAAGAAGAAGTCCAGATCTCTAGAGCAGAACTAGCAATGAAGCTAGACTTAAGCCTCCCTACTTTAGCAAAGCATCTAGCAACCTGGGCAAGCCACAATTTGATCCAAGAGATTGACGGTGGATTCCACATTGCACAGATGGATGGTCAACCAAGCAACATTACAGAGGAGCCAGTTTTCCGTGAGTTCAAGAATGCCAAAGACATAATCGATTATTGGTGTGACTGCTACTTGGGAGTGTATGGTACACCCTATGTGGTTTACAACTGGGCAATGGCTCAGACCCAGGTTAAAAAATTGCTTCGGTACACCGACATGGAGATTAAAGGAACTTTGTTGGCAGTGGTTACTCTCTATGGAAACACCTGGGCTAAACCAGCTTACCCACGACCAACCCTCGGGCAAGTAGTTTCTTGGCTATTCGTCCAAGCTCAGCCCTATGCTATCAAAACCTCCTCAGAAGCCCCTGAGGGTACTGTGAGCAGTTCAAACTTGCTAAATGAACTAGAAGCTAAGGGGTGGTTATAAGATGGCTATAAACATGATGTGTATGAATGCTAAGTGCATAAATTACTGGGAAGATAACTGCATGAAAAACATGAACGAAGAACGGATTGTGATTAGTGTGTGGGGAGTGTGCCATACGTTCGAGGCTGGGGTTAGCCCAATGTATGCAAAGGAGGAAGAGCAATGAGCAGAGAGATCAGGTTCCGTGCTTGGCATGAAAGCTACCAATGCATGTGTGATCCCAACTATATAGATATGGACGGAGATTGCTATGACGAAAGTTATAGATTTGATGGGGGTCACCTTGAATGTGACAGAAACTATGTACTGATGCAGTTCACTGGCCTCACGGATAAGAACGGCAAGGAAATCTATGAGGGAGACATTCTTGATATAACATCCGAATTGTTTACTAATTTTGGTAATACACCAACAGGTAAATTTGATACTACCTACAAAGAAGTTTTTTGGAAAGAAGATGGATGGGCAGTAAGAACTTTAAAAAGTGCAAATACAGTTGTAGGTTCTGAAGTAAAAATCCTCACAGTCCCAGCAAAATTTGGTGTAGTTATTGGAAACATCTACGAGAATCCAGAACTTCTCAACAAAGGAGAACTATAAATGGCAAAGAACAGGGTTCGTGACCAATACAAGAACGTGGCTGTACTGCTAAGACGTGTAGAGCATGTGCCCAACGACTATGACGTGTTCGTGATCGTTGAAGAGTCAGTTGAAACAGCCAGATACAAAGCAGCCTTCAATGCTCGTAAGTTCTTTGAAGTCACTGAAGAGAATCTTGTCAGCTGGGAAGATTGGCTAGACAAAACTAAGGTGAAGGCAGTGATCCTCGGGTATAGCAGCAAGGCTGAATCGATCATCTATAAAGGCTATAACGACTACGAGAATCAACCATTGAGCTTAATCGAGAAGAACTTAAAAGAGAGGAAGGAGAATCAATGAACGACCTCTGCATAGCTAGACATCACTGCAAGAGTGTTGGGCAGGAAATCTGTTCAACCTCTTGCTCTTTGTTTGTGGACATAAGATACCAAATTGAATTAGCAGGTCTGCCAAGGAAGCATCAAAAGTTTATTCACACTGATCTGCCGGATACTTACTTTGGAAAAGATGCTTTTGGAAAGTATACAGGAAATATCGTGGAAAGGATGGAGAAAGGTACAGGACTTTACCTTTATTCTAAGCTGACAGGTACAGGTAAAAGCACAGTTGCTTGCTCAATTGCCTTAGAGTTTATCGTTGAGAAATTGAAGCAGGATTACCGAGTGGGTAAACGTACTCCTCAGTTGGTAAAATTTATCAACATAGCAGACTTTCTGGAGGATCTACGAAAGGGAATGAATGATCGTGAGGCAGCCGAGATTGCCATGAGCACCACTGAAACCCTGAAACGTGTCCCCTTGGTCATAATGGATGATATCGGGGCTGAGAAGGTGTCTGAGTGGACCAGAGAACGATTATTAAACATCATATCTGAACGGTACGATGCTGAGAAAGCAATCATCTTTACTTCAAATTTAGCTCCTCAGGAAATAGAGATGATGCTAGGTGGAAGAGTCAGATCGAGGATCGAAGGAATGACCGTTCCAATTGAGTTCAAAGACAAACTGGATCATAGGAGGAAACTATAATGTTGGAGTTACAATTATTAAATACCATTATCAATAACAGAGATGCTTCCTCCTTGGTTCGGTTTGGACTAATGGATGAATCTCAATGGCTTACTCGGAAAAACGTGTATAAATATGCAGTAAAGCATTTGGAAGAGTTCGGGGAATTACCCTCTATTGGGTCCGTGATCGAGAACACCGACAACTTTGAAGTAGCTGAATCAAGTGAGTCTGTAGAGACCTTGGCTAAGAAGCTTATTGAACGAAATGTGAAGAATGCTCAGAAGCAATTTTTCGTAGAAACAGCCCAACAATTTGGTGAATTGAGTGCAAATGAGATCATCGAAAAGATGGAAATGAAAACCCAAGAGTTCAGAAATCAAAGCATGAGTCAAGGCAAAAACGGTGTGGATTGGGCAAACTCTGGAGCTGAACGGTTAGCTGAGTTTGAGAGACGTAAGAAGCACGATTTTAGCAGACGTATCCCATTCTTCTTTCCAGAACTCACTGAAGCACTTGGTGAAATGACTGGTGGGTATTATCTTTCTATCCAGGCATTCACTGGCAAAGGCAAGACCTGGCTGGGTCTAATGGAAGCACTGACTGTGAACGACATGGGCTTGAGCTGCTTGTTTGAGTCTGGAGAAATGAGTAAGCCTGAGCTTTCATTCCGGCTAGACACTTTGAAAGGAAAATTCAGCAATCGTGCCTTGTTCACAGGTAGCTTAGATTTTCACAGTGAAGAAGACTATAAGAAATATCTAGGAGATTACGGAAAGGGCAGCACAAAAGCCCCTCTAATCATAAAGACTCAAGAGGATTGGGCAAAGGGAATGACAGTGGCACAGATTGAGCATGATATCCAAACTCATCATCCAGACGTGGTCATCATCGATCAGTTCAGTTTGATCCGGCACATCACGAATGACCGAGATGGAAAGTCAGATACGAGTAAACGGTTGAAAGAAATGGCTGGGAAGTATGGGGTAGTGATCTGCCTCTTATATCAAGCAAACGGTGATTATGAGAAGTCTAAAAAGAAGTCTGACGTTGAGGACGAATCACTCAGGATATTACAACCACCCACAGTAAAAGATTACAGTGAGACGATTCAAATTATCCAAGACGTTGATTGCTTGTTGACGTTTGACAGTACTAAGTGGAAGGATGCCCAAACAAATGAAGAATGTGGAAAAGCCCTCCTCTTCGTAGCAAAGAGCAGAGCTGGAGGGGAAGGTACAGAACTTGAGATGAATTGGTTGCCGGATGCCGGATTGATTGAAACAAAGAAGGCAACGGACATCTTTTAAAGGAATGAAATGGGTCGGGATGCAATCGGGGTATTTACAATTCATCGAAAACTTTGTATATTGGAATAGAGGAGGAAAACTGACAATCTTCTAATGGATCAAAGCATGAGCTGTTAAGTAATTATTAGCATCGATAGGCATGTAGTGCCAGTAGGAAAGTGAAAAACCCAAAAGTATGAAGATAATAATAGCTACAATGACTGTAAATCTAATGTATTTAAGAGATTTGAAACGAACAGAGGTCTTCTTTGGGGAAAGTTTTAGAATTATATAGCCGAATAAAACCTCTATGACTTCTGCTGGAGATTTTGCATATGCTTGCATATGAAAGGTTCCCTTGTACCCTACTTTCACGAGAGCAATGTCTGGATCCAGCTTGGGTGTCCTCATAACTTCAAGGATAGCATGGGAAAATATCCAAGTCATAATTAGCATTCCAAGTACCACCCCAGATAGATAGTTCACTGTATCCTTGATCATGAGGGCTGACGAGTATCCGAAAATACTAGTTAGCCATCCCATTATCCCCAAGAATGTTTGCTTCAACATAACTATTTATCACCCTTCTTTACGGCCCTCTTATTTTCTAACTCTATCTCCTTAATAAATGTTTCATAAGTGTGATATATAGAATCATACAATCTCTCTTTTTGTTCGTCAGACAGCTTTTTGTTTCTTCCTATTTCAGCAAGTGTTGATAGAAGAGTTGGGTTATCGGTAACTTCCTTTTTTGCAAGAATGGGGATTTTCCCCCATCTAGAAAACAAATCATCCTCGTCAATTTTGTAAACTTTAGAAGATACCAGCAAGAAGTGATCTGAGGGCAATTTACCCCTCTCAATCTCTGAGATGTAGTTAGTAGAAACTCCTAACAATTTAGAAACTTCGGTCAAGGGACGGTCCCCACGTAAATGTTTTAGATACCGACCAGCTTCAAATTGCCTTAGAAACCGATCTCTTTCTTCATCCTTTACATCTTCTTTCTTAATATCGTTAACATCCTCAATTTTGCACATATGAGTACCTCCAATATAATATTATAGTATTATTTATTTTCCGAACCAAGTGTTAATAATGGAACAATACCCAATCACAGTATAAAGGGAAGTGATGACAATTTTTATGCAATTCTCCTAGTAATATTGTAGCATACGAAAGCAAATATAATTTTTAGGGGGCCTGAAAATATAATTTTAAAATATTTTCAAAAATTAGATGACATTTAAGTTATTTTGTAGTATTATAACAGAAATCACGTAAACCACTTAGTTCACGTAGTTACGTTATACCCTACAGTATACCCATTATTATTTATTTGTACAGAGTTATTTATTTCAAGTAAAGGTGGGATTAGTAAGTGGCAATAATTACTTCTGAATTTGAATTTGACGTAGCAGATTACTTAGAGCTACGTGGAATAAACTATAAAAAATCGGGAAATAACTTTATGATGTCCTGCCCCTTCCACGAGGATAAGCACCCAAGCTTTGGGATCAATATCTACAATGGAAAGTACCACTGTCTCTCAGGATCTTGTAATGTACATGGGAATCTGCCAATGTTCGTTAAAAAGATTGAAGGGCTTGCTTCATATGATGCTGCTGAATCTTGGTTACGTGGAAATTATGGCATCAACCCAGACGAAATTGATAAACCATTTGACTTGATATTCAGAGGGGGTACAGATGAAGAAGAAGAGATCAATTATGTCCCTGAAGAAACACTAGCACTTTGGGATTTCAGGCACCCCTACCTCGAGGGTCGGGGAATTTCAGATATTTGGCAAAGAAGGTTTCGAGTCGGGTACGATCCGAACGGACAGTGTATCACACTGCTATGGTATGATCGGCTCGGCAGATGTGTTGGGGCCAAGAAAAGATCGGTCACAGGAAAATTCTTTTGGACCTACCATTTGAGCACGATTGGACCAAACAAGATAACTCTTTTCGGCATTAATCATGTCTACAGAAAAATGTCCAAATCAATTGTTATAGTGGAGAGTGAGATTGATGCCCTCTATTTATGGCAGAACGGATATTCGGCTGTAGCATTGGGAACTTCTCACATAACTAAGGCTCAATTACTGGAATTACAGAACTGCCCTATAGAGGAAATAATTATTGGAACTGACAATGATGAGGCTGGAAGAACTATTTGTGAGGAGATGATAAGGAAATTATTTTGGGTCCCGAGTCTGAAGATCCTTGACTGGTCTAGGTTCCAGGGTTTCAAGGATGTAAATGAACTTGATTCTAATCAAATAAATGAAATAGTTAGCACGGCTTTAAGTTCCACAGAATATGTACTGAAATCAAAGGAAACGACACAAATTCCACACACTTTAACAATGGTGTTCTAGAACGTCATATGCTATAATATACTTATAAAAGAAGATCAAGTGTTCGGTGTAAAAAAATAAGCAGAAGCAAAAGAAAGTAGTGTGTAAAATGATAAATGTTGACCAAAGTACCTCCCTTGACGGGTTAGACCCTCTCGTGAAATTGTTCCAAGAAAGTGGTGAAGGAAGGTACTTTGACCTTATGCTAACCCAGTGTAAAGGGTATATACAGGGACGTGCCATTAAAGCATCTTTACAATTTGGTCTTGAAGCTGAAGATTGTGAGTCAACCTTGTTGGAATCACTGTGGAAATCTGCTGAAATGTTTAACCCAGAAATGGGAGTCTCTTTTGCTCAGTTTGCAAACGTAGGGTTTAAAAAGAATTTGACCTGGCTCTTTGGTAGAGAAAATCGAGACAACCACTTCTTTGGCCCCTGCACAAAAAGTGATTTATTTGAAGAGGCAGCTATAGCAAATAAGTCATTTCACATGTTTTATATGGATGGGGGCTTAAACCTAGAAGAAAAAGGAATTAAAGTGCCAATGACGTGGGACTTGTCTGACCCACGAATGGATGTAGAAAATTTGATCTGTGAACAAGATGCTGCACGACAGTTAATGGAAGAAATTAAAAAGGTTGATGAAGTTGCTGGAGATGTGGCTGCACTGGTAGCTGTCGGTCGTGATCCAAGAGAGACTGCTGTAATAATGGGTTACGTACCTGAGGGGACTAGCCAAAGAACTGCACAACTCAACTGGGTCAGACGTAAGTTGAGAAAATGTATTCCACCGACTGAAAGGCATTACTTCCAAATGGGCATTCCTATTCCTATAAAAATGAGAGCATAGTACTTAGATTAAAGCAGTAAACAAGCTTCCTTTCATGGAGGCTTTTTTATTTGCCCTTTTTTAAAAAGAATTTACAGCAGAGAGTGACAATCTGACTAATCCTGCTAATGGTTCGGTGTAAGGAGGAGTTGGGAGCACAGAGAAAACTGAATATAGAACGAGGAAAAAATAAAAAACGAAATGAGAGTGTATTAAAAATGACAGAACAAATTAACTATTTTATTGCCGAGGGCAACGAAGCAAAGCTACAAGCCGAAGAAACATCTAATTTTGGTAAAAAGAACAGCTACGTTAAATTGAAAGCTGGCGAGTCCATCCGAGTTATCCTGTTAGACAAAGATTTCGTCAACTATGCCGGACACGGTGATTACAATCAAAAGATTCCTTCCCACGTCTGCACGGCTCCTCGTCCTGGAATGGCATGCAAGTCCTGTGATGCCGACATTAAACGGTCTATCAAATATTTGGTACCACTCTATGACGTGGATAAAAAGGAAATTGTTCTCTTCGACACAAGCAAGAAGCATGTAGCTGCGGTCTACAGCATCATTGACACATACGGTGAGGACGTAAATGATGAAGTGTTTTTGCTGAAACGCTCAGGCAGTTCTGCCCAAGATACTGCTTATAGCTTCATTCCCCTCCCTCCGAAACAAAAGGCTGGACTCGCTTTACCAGCTGACATGAAGGTATTTGTGTTAGGCAGTCAAGAACGATCCGACTTCTATGCCGGAATCTTACGTGCTCCATCGGAAGAATACTTGGCTAAGATTATTGCTTCAATCCCAATTGAGGTTCCAACAACTGCTGCTGAAGGTCAAGGCAAAGAATACGATTTCTAATATTGAGGATGAAAGGATCTTGGAACTCATTACTCGTAGAACTAAACAGCTAATAGTTCATAGCTATCTGTACTACCGACTAAATGAGTCCAAGATTCCCGATTCCACTTTCGATCATTGGTGTGATGAGCTTGTTAAACTGCAAGCCAAGTACCCAGAAATTGCAAAAAAGAACCCCTACTGGGACATTGGGCAAAAGTTCGATGAATCCGGCAGTGGGTTCTTCATTACTCAATA